CTGGCTGTCCTTGGCAAACTTGTCGAACACGGCCGTGGTTTTGTCGGCCTGCTGCCCCAGCTTCTCAAGAGCCCGCTCGGCCGGCGTAAGGTTCTTCACCACGCCAGAGGCGTCGGCGGAAACCTTCATCGCAAGTGAGAGGATGTTGGCCATGGCTGCTACTGCTCAAAGATGCCGGCGAGCTTTGCGAGCTCTCGGGCCATCTCCTCTGATGTCTGCGGTGGCTTCTCGGTCGGAACGAAATCGGACGCCTTCGGTGCTTTGCCTTTCTCGCTGTACGGTGCGAGCACGGCACTGGTGAGCAAGCCTGTCTGCTGCCACGGATCCGGCAGAGCGTGGTAGTAGCGGGTGAAGGCCACCCACTCACTGAGCTCTTGCGAATCCATGCGGCGAGACAACTCACGCACCGTCATGCCTAGGTGCCCGGCGAGGCGGAAAAGAAACCTCCGCATCGGCCGGGTCTTCAGTTTTTTGCGAGTTCCTCTACGTCGCTCTCGGTCATGTTGTTGTGTTTCATCGCCTTCTCGAAGAGCTTCGACACCACGGCCGACGACTTCTTTGCCAGCTGCTCGATGCCCTGCTCGTCGAAGAGCCGCTCGCCGCTCTCAGGGTGGCACAGGCAGCGGGCCAGATACTTCGTGCGGAAGTTGTCGATGCCCCGCTCCTTGTTTCCGATCCATTCCTTCTCGTAGCTGTCTCGCTCCTCAACGGTCATCACACGGATGCCGAGCACCAGCGGCTTGCCGCTGGCGTCCTTCCACTCCTTCACCGTCACCTTGAGCACGGACAAGTCGTCCGAGGCGAGAATCTGGGCGGCGAGTTCCTGCACAGTAAGAGCCATGGCATCTCCTAGGGTTGGATCCTTAACGTGACGGTGTACCGTGCCACGTCATTGGCGATGCCCTGGAGCGTGAACTTCTCGAGCACGGCGGTGCCAGAGTAGGCAAGGCCACCGCCCGCAATCGAAACCGCAGCACGCTTGGCGTACTTGGCCGTCGAGATGTTCGCAGTCGTCAGGCACGATATCTCTATAGTGCCAACGTCAAGCGTCCACGTACTCGCACGAGCCAGCGGCAGAGAGCCGCCGTGTGTCACACGCAGTTCGGTGATCTCACCGAATGACACGCCGTCCCACGTCGCCGTGACGCCCGCTGCGTACTCAGCCATGACGGGCCTCCGTCAGGCTTAACGATCAATAAGGATCGTCACCTGGCCCCGGATGGCATCGTTGGTGGCGAGCGTGAGCGTGGAGCTCTGCACCGTGCCGCCCTTGCTCAGAAGCGAAGAGCCGCCCACGGTGATGGACAGCGTGCCGGTGGACTTGTCGTTGATGAGGGTGCTGCCGACGTAGTCGAACTGCACCGTGCGGCCGGTGTCGCCGGAAGCCGAGCCGGCCAGCGGCAGATCGAGAGTCCTGGCGGTTTCGCCGACGGTCTGGCCCAGGTGGGCCACGTTGATCTTCTCGTCCTCGGCCGCCGGGTCGGTGAACGACACGACGATGTTCGTGACGGTGTACCTCGTGGCGGTCGTCGGCCACGTCACCACCGTACCTGCACCATCATGCGGCGTCTCGAAAGGCATCGCTTATATCTCCTGCCAGAGGATCGAGTACTGTTGATTGACCGTGAGAATTGGAGGCAAGTCGCCTCCCGCCAGCTGCACCACGCCGTCCGATTCCGTGTCCAGAGACACGTTCCTGACGCTCACGTAGTTTTCCACAGCGGTCCCGTACCCATCCAGAACCGAGCGGCATCGGTCGGCGATGTCCCGGGCCTCGCCGTACGTCTCGGCGTACACGTCCACAGACAGCAGCACGACGCCCATTCCCATCGGGCCGGATAGCGTCTGCGTCCGCTGGATGCCCGTACGACGCCAGGTGATGAACGGCAGATCCGCCGAGGCCGGTGCCACGACCGGGTAGACACGCTGGCCCACGACAGCCGCCACGGCGGGGTCGGCTACCAGGGCGTTAGCCAGCAGCTGCTCAGGTGACTTGAGTGGCATGGTGGCTACCCTCCGATGATGCCGCTGATGGTGCCGGTGCTGGACTGCGTAATCTTGGAGATGGCGGCCTCAATCGAGATGCTGAGCTCACGCCGCAGGATCTCGGCGACTTGGTTTTTCGTCTGCTCGAAAGCGGTCTGCACGGGCGGGCGGCCTCCACGACCACCAGGCCGAACTACCGGCAGGCGGATTGCCCCCTGGCCCTTCTTGCCCTTCATGAAGAACGCGTAGGGCTGCGACTTGCTGCCGTCGGGGTAGATGTCGAACGGCCCACGGGCGGCCAGGCTGGAAGCGATGACGGCCCCCTGGCCAGCCTTCACCTCGTGGGCTTTGACCGTGGCGACCTTTCCAGACTTCATCCGCCGGGTGTGGCCCTTACGCTGGTAAGCCTTGTCCGCAAGCTTGGTGACGACTCGCTCCTTGGTGCCGAACTCAAGCCACCACTGGTGAAACCCACGGTTCTTTCCGATCCGCACGCTGCCAGCGGTGGCGGTGCCAGGCTCTCGTGGCGACTGCCGGTAGCCAATCAGGCCAACGGCCGCCCCGTCCTTCGGGTACTTCACCGTCTTGTAATGGGCGGCCCGTTTGAGATTGCCGGTGGGGCCCACGGGCGTGACTTCACGCAGCCGCAGGTACGCCGGCCAGATGGCCTTCTCCAAGGCCGCCTCCAGCGTGTCGGCAAGCCCGGCACGGCCGTCTTGCCCGAACAGGTTCCGCAGCTGCTCGGTCTTTTGCTTCAGGTCGGTGGAGTCCACCGTGATCAAGATGAAGGCCACTAGATCGCCTCCTGGCACAGCAGTTCGTGCTCGGTGCGGTTGCCGTGCTCGAGGATGCTGACGATCTCCAGCGTGCGGCCACGCCACTGCAGACGCATCTGCTGCGTGAGTCCGGTGAGATACCGCATCCGCACCCGGTGGCTGGCCTCGGTCTGCTGCTGACCCTGCAGGAAGAACTCCCGGGCCGAGATGCCCTCGACGCTGGCCCAACGCTCAGCGAAGGTGCCCCACGTCTGCGTAGCCTCGCCCATCGGCGTGCGGCTGTCCGTGGCCTGCTGCACCGTCACTCGCTCTCGGAGCCGGCCGGAGTCCATCAGTTTGGCCCCCACAGGATGAGCGTGTAGGTGCCGGTACCGGCCCCAGCCGTCAGCTGCGGCACGGGCTCGCTGTCGGCCATCTGCGTCACGGCCACCTCGCCGTTAGACGATATGAGCCGCCACGCATCGTCGCCGCCGTCGTTGAGGGTGCGGCGGCTAGAGCCACTCCACGAAAAGGCCAGCTTCAGCGGCGAGCCCAGCGACACAAGCGAGCCGGCGGCGTTGCGGTACGTGCCGAAGTTGATGGACACGCTCGAGGTTCCGGCGGTGCCGGTGACGGCCACGACTTCGCCAGACGTGTACCCGGTGACGGACTGCAAAGACTGCACCTTCAGCCTGGCCGTGCCAGACGTGTCGTGGAAGAGGGCGTCAACAGTGATGCGGCCGTCGATGGTCATACGCCGTACAGGACAAGGGTGTACGAAGATTGCGTGCTGCTGGCAGCGCGCACGCGAATCTCCTCTGCCACATATAGCAACTGCGTGACGCTCACGATGTCTCCACCGTTGTAAAACGAGGAGAAAACGTCCGGATACTCAAAGCCGGGTCCAATGCCGATAGCCTCCACGTTGATGTCTTGTCCAAACGCAGCCAGGACCGACACAGAGGAGAACGTCACGAGCTCGCCGCTGGCGTCACGATACGGAACTCCGCTCTGCGGAAAGAAAGAAACGGGCGTCGAGTTGGACGCCGTCCCGCTCACGATTGCCACCTTGCCGGATGCGTACGCCTTGGAGCCCTGCAGCGTGACGACGCTGATGGCAGATCCGTCCTTCTCGTGAAACAGTGCGTCAACGACGATGCGGCCTTCAATGCTCATCGGTACGATCCCCAGCGTTGCGAGTCGAGAAGTGACTTGACGCCAAACTCAATCTCTTTGCTGATGCTGCCGGTGAGCACGCTTGAGCGTGACTCGTACCAGTGCCCCACGAGCATCAGGATGGCGTGGCGGATTGCGGCTGGCACACTAGATCCGGCAGGCCCGTAGCCAGCCCACCACGTCACAGCCACGGCGTTGTAGTCGTCGAGATTGGCGGGCCACGTCCCGGCACGCAGCTGCCGCACCACGCCAGGCGTCGAGTGGCGGTCCACTCGGTACGCCGTCGTGGACAGCGTGGCCGTGGAGTCGTCGCCCAGCGTGTAGGTGAGCGACACCGCCGTGGCCGTGCCGCTCGTGGCAATCGGCGGCCGGGGTAGCTCGATCTCGTAGGGGAACGAGTCCAGCCGCATCGTCCACTGCGTGTTGATCAGCGTGCGGTCCAGGTACTGCTCGCACCACTCACGGGCCGCCGTGATCAGCGTCGAGATGTAGGAATCGTCGTCGCTGATGTCTACACGCAGATGGGCCTTGGCCTCGGAAACCGAGACGGGCTCAACCGCCGGCGGCGTCGCTCTGGTCAGGCTGCGGTACTGCACGGGGGCGTCCTCGT